AACATTGCATCTTTTCGACCTACTTCTTTTATACTCTTGATAGAATAATTAGTAGAGCCATTAGAAATAAAATATTGTGGACTTACTCCAATATCTGTTCTGTATCTTATAAGGCATTGTATTGTTTGTTCATTGATTAAAGCATCAGCATCATAAGAGGTTTTGCCACTTTTATAATCAAAACTGCCATAGATAGTTACTAACGTCTTACTAGCAACATCTCGCTCTCCATAGTCATTAGTAGTAAACACTTGTTTATAGAGTCTTAACTTTCTATCAAGTTTGCCTAATATCATAATTCTAGCAATCGGTAAGGAGTTAATAAGTGGTCTACCATTAAAGGTAATTCACTTGCAATAGTTCCAGTAACAACATCTTGTCTATTCTCATAGTATCTTCCAACGATTATATATATAGCTTGTACTATTGGAGCTGGTACGTCATTAGCTGCGCCACCTACTATAAATTCAACTTCTACTGCGTTTGGTCTTTCGTAAGTGTTTGGAAAGTCTCCAGATTCCGATTCATATATCCTTCCTGGTCTTACCTTAGTATCTACATCGTAATTTGATGTAGCTAAGGTTTGTAAAGCATTGTTGGTGTCGTAATATTTAATGTGAGTTACACTAGCTACCTCTCCGACTTGTAAATCAATGTAAGGAGGAAACTCATCGTAAAAAATATTGTACGTTTGTGTTATTAGTCTACGTCTGGTAAATTCCTCAACCACACCAGTAGCTACATTAATCAAAGATGTAATATAAGTATTGTCATCGTCATAGTCTGAGTCTATTCTTAAAAATGTCTTAGCCTCTGCTAATGATATAACAGTAGACGTTGGAGCAGTCTTGAGAACTAACTTACCATAAGGCACAAAGTCAGTACCTCTTAATGTATTAAAGTTGTAGTTGTAGTATTCCATTTAAAAAAAATTAATGGAGAGAGTGTTTCCACTCCCTCCGTTAAAATAAACAAATTATGATGTTGTTTGTATTTCTACAAATGCAGTTCCATTGTCAACGGCATTACCATCAACTAATGAAGTAGCAATCATTCTGCCAACACCTGCAGCAGCAGAAGTATATGGGTCAAACAATACGTCTAAACCACCAAACTGAGCAATGTGTACTCTTGAGAAATCTCCAAATAAAACACTATCATAGTTAGTAGTTTTGTTACCTACATTTGAAGATACAAAGCTAAAGTAAGAGTTTATAGTCTTATCTCTGTTATCATAGATAGGAGAAACAGAAGAAACTTGAGCTAAACCTTTAATAACAGCTAAAGCGTCAGGATTACAAAGGTATGCAAATCTACCACCTAATAATGGCACATTGTTACCTAATACAGTTGATTCCATTGCTAAAAGAGCAGCAGCATCAAGAGTAGCACCACCATCAGCAGCATCAGCTAAGATTGACTGAGGACCACCATCTGAGTTATCAGCAGCAGCTAATAAGTTCTTCTCTAATTGAGCAGCTATTGACGCAGCCATATTTCTTCGGATTGCAGCCTCAATACCAGCGTTTTGTGTCATAGCCTCAGCAGAAATCTCAACAATAGAAATACATTTCTGAGGAGAAAGTGTTAAGCTTGAAGCTGAACCAGCAGCAGAAACAGACCCACCAGTTTCACCTACGAAAGTAGTAGTAATACCACTTATAACAGGGAATTTCATATTTTTTACCGAAGAGTAAAAGTTTGCACCAGCACTAGCTAAAACTAAGTTAGCTTGTAATTGGTCAGTAAAACTCATTGTTTCAACTTCGTTGACATTAGAAGTTGTGATTGCTCTAGCTTCTAATACAGAAGCTGGTATTGCTATACCTTTATACATTTGACCAGTGTAACGAGCTTCGTTACGAGCTTCTTCGTCCATCTCCTTAACCAATCCAGTTAATTTACCAGAATGAGCAGCTTTCATAGCATCTTGGAAAGAATACTCTCTAACTTCTTTTGGAGTGTTTTCTGTTACTTCTTTAACAGCTTTTGTAGCTTGAAGTTTCTCAAAAGATTCAGCTCTTACAGCCATCTTATTTAACTCCTCTACTTTTTCGTTTAAAGAATCAAAGCTTACTTGCTCATCAGAGGACATTTCACGACCTTCAGCAGAAGATACTAGACTTTCCATCTTTTCGATAACCTCAGCTCTTTCTTCTTTATAAAGTTTTGATGTTTTCATTTTATAGAAAATTAATATTAATATTTATTTTTTAAGATTTTCAAACGCATTTCATTGAGGGAGCGTTGCTTTAAATCTTCTTCTTCTTTTATACCCTCTAATTTTTCAGCCTTTAAACTTTCTTCTAGTTTTTTAGCTTCTTCTTTTTCTTGCCATTCTTTCATAGAACGTAAAGCGACAGAACTACTTGCAGCATTGTAAGCTGGATATGTGACCGAGCTTACATCGTAAAGTTGAGATACCTTGTCAATAGTTCTTATGTTCATTCCGTCTTTAACCTCCCAGCTATCTTCTTCAACAGTAAATGCAAAGCTAGATTGGCTAATAGTTCCATTCTTTAATAGTTCCATTAAATCTCTAGCAGTTGATGTGTTTGGCATATCAGCCTCATATTTCAATCCTTTCTCATCAACAGAAAGTCTTAGCGTTCCGTTAGTCGTTCTAGCTAATGGCATACCATCGTGGTTAATCAAAAAACGCACATCATCTTCTAATCTACCCTCAAATGCTTTGGGAGATATATATTCTCTAAATCCACCTAAGTCATTAGACATTGAATTAAATACTGCACCATAACCGACAACAGTTGGTTTGTCTCCATCCATTCTAAGCTCTAAATCTTGAACGTCAAAAGTTCTTACCTCAGTATTAGGATTAGTTCTTATTTCTGTTTTTTCTTCCTCGTGTCCTGGATAGTGGTCTGCTTCATCCATCTCGTCATTTTGTTCGTCTATCATTTCAACGTCATCGACATTTTTACCATAGTAAATAATGATTGAGTCATCAGTTTCCTCAATCTTTTGAATGTGTCTTAAATCGTGCTTCTTCATAAATCTATTGTTTTCTTCCATTTCTTTTTTTACTGGATGATTGTCGGGTAATAAATCTGTATCGTGCTTACCACCTTGAAATCTACCTTTTTTGAGAGCAAATAAAAAAGAGTTAACTCTTGCTAAACCCCAACTCTCTGGGGTCATATTTGGTCTAACCGAGCCTGGATTAGTATTGTAAGCTCCAACTCCTCTATCAAAAACCTTTTCAAGTTCAGCGTAAGTAGTACGACCATTCCAAGCTAAATCCAGCTCTTTTACTTCTTCGTTATGTTTTTCAACTTTATTTTCTAAAGCCTTTTTAATTTTATCAGTAACTTGGTTTTCTTCTTTCTTACCCTCTAGCTTTTTTGTTAGTTCTAAAATTACATCTTTCATTCCTTGCTCTCCAAGTGTTCCAATCGTTCCCCATTTAATCTGAGCTACAACTCCACCAACATTAGATAGATTAGGCTCTGTATCTCCCTTGAATTGTTTACCATCTTCAAAGTGTCTTTTTATCCAAGCCTCTCTCTCTTTTATCCATTCTCTGATAGCCTCAGTATCTTGACCATCTCTAGCTCTTTCCCATAACATAAAAGCCTCATTTCCTCTTATGTTACCTCCAGCTTTCCAAATCTCTGGAGTTTGTTCTTTTATAGTTTTAGCAAAGTCAAAATCAAATTGTGGTTCTTCACTATTTCTAAGACTTATCTTTTTATCATCTCCCTTGTTAGGAAAGTTTGTTTGTCTTTCCTCATCATCATCTAGTTGAGCATAACAAACGGCTAGACGTTGGTCGTTATCGTCATACTCTTTCATAAACTCATCGGACATACATCTCTCGATGAACTCCTCGTTAGTTTCGTTTTGTTCTTTAGTCGGTATCGGCATTATCTTCTTCTTCTACGTCTCCAACTGGAGCAAAATTTAACGGCATAAACAACTGGTCACCCTCTGGTCCAACTCTATTCAAGTCCTCCATTCTTCTTATTTCATTAATAGACAAAGCACCGATACTAGCCATCTCTCTATAATAACTTGCACGAGATGAACTATCTCCTCTAAGCAAAGCCTTTGCATCTAGCTTAATACTAAACAAGCCAAACTCTCTATCTCTAAATAACTTTCTGTTAAGCTCTTGCTCTACCATAACCATATAAGGCATTAGAGTAAATCTAACGAAGTCAATACTCAAAGCCTCAATAGATGAGTAGTTAGCAGCTTTCTCTAAGTGACCAATCAAAGACAATGGAACTTTAAATATTCTTGCAACTTCCTCAATCTGAAATCTACGAGTTTCTAAAAGCTGATATTTATTTGCATCAATGTTAGTTTGCTCGAATGTCATACCCTCCTCAAGGATAGCAGTTTTACCAGATACAAATGAGCCACTATAATTTTGATTCCAACTATTTTTAAGTCTTGCAACTGCTTCTTTACTTAGTTTGCCTGGATGCTTGATTACTCCACCAACTTGAGCAGAGTTTCCTAGATAACTATTGGCAGTATCATTAGCAGCAATAGAAGTTGCTATTGTTGTGTTCTGCGCTTTCAATACGCTTACTCCCTCATAACCATTAAATGATAAGTTAAAAAAGTGTAACATATCTTCCTTCATTACTCCTATCTCATAGTCTTTAATGTCATAAAATATTTGACCATCGTGCTTAATTACTTTAACATCTTTTGGGTTGATAGGAATAAGTGAGATTGGTCTAGCTGAACTATCTCTCTCAATATAAAAATACGCATTCCCCTCTAGCAATAAGTTGGTCATTAGAGTATCTAGGAATGTGTATGGTGTCATATACTCGTTAGGATTACGAGCTAGTAGTCGGTAGATTGGATGGCTAACGTCAGTAATCTTATCGTCATCCTCCTCGACTTTGTAAACTTTTATAGGTAGACTTGCTATTGATTCGCTGATAACTCTAACACACGCAAAGACTGCACTAAATGTTAAAGATGTATCTCTATTTACTGCTGTTTTGTTGGCTGCACCATAACCACCAAATACAGCCCTTAAAAAATTATCGCCCCTTTTCTCAGAACGCAAGAAATCAAATAGCCCCATAAAATTGTAATTACTTTACAAAGATAAGAGAAATCGCAAAAGTCAAATCCACATTATACCCCTATCGTCATAGGTAGATGAGTCGCTACTATCGTCATTCATATAACATCCTAGAGCCATTACAATAGCAACCATTCCGTCAATCTTCTCAGTTGATTTACTCTTGTCCATTTTAATATTACCAGCTGGGTCGGTCTTCATAGCTAAGTTAGAACACATCCACCTTAAGACTTTGTTTCCAGCGTGGTTAATCTGTTTGCCTAATACGAGCTTCTCTAGTTCTTTAGTTGGTGCTGACATACTAGCAAAGCCTTGACCATAGCTCTCCATTGGCAAACCATCCTCTGTTAAGTCTATAACTAATTGGCTAGAGTTCCAACGGTCATAGGCTATCGACTTAATTTTTAAAACCTCAGCAACTTCTTTTATTCTACGTTTTATGTAGTTGTAGTCTGTAACGTCACCCTCAGTTAGTTCCATCAATCCCTCTTTCTCCCAACCAATATAATCTACTTGGTCACGTCTTGAACGTATAAAAGCATTATCTTTAGGAGCAAAGAAGTAAGGAATAATTGTAAATCTATCATCCTCTGGAATGATTAAAACAAAAGCGGAAACATCTCGAACACTAGCTAAGTCAAGACCAGCATAAGCAGTCATTCCTTTATAATCTTCTAACTTGATTGGAGCTTTGTTGCACTCCATCCATTGAGCATCTGAAAGCCACTTACTAGCACTACTCATCCATTGGTTGAGGTGTAACATTCTGAAAGTGTTTTCATAACTCGGTAGCTTGATAGCTTTCTCTTGTTCTCTTTTGAGATAGTCTAACTTAACAACTCCACTTTCAAGTCCAGGATTAGCAATCTTCAAAGCCTCCTCACTTGTCCAATCTGTTTCTAAATCACAAAAATATTTTACATAATAAAACGAACTATCTTTGATAATACCTTCCGAAACTTTACGACCATATTCCTCAGTCTTGTAACATATAGATTCTCTATTATAACCAGCAGTTGTAATGGCTATTGTCAATGGCTGCCTTCTACTACCTACCGAAGTAGTCAAGGCATCCCACAAACTAGAATCTTTCTGTATAAAAAACTCATCCATAATGACACACGAACAGTTATAACCGAATTTGGTTGAAGCCTCAGAACTGATAGCCTTGAAAGCTGAGTTACTTTTCTCGTGGATTATTGAATTCTTAAATACTTTGAGATTCTTGTTTAGTTGATTGTCAGCTCTTACCATTCCACTAGCAACATCAAATATAATTCCAGCTTGTTGTCTATCTCCAGCAGCGATATAACATTCTGCACTAGGCTCGTTGTCGGCTAGTAACATATACAAAGCTATTGCACTAATTAGAGTAGACTTACCGTTCTTTCTTGGTAGACAAATGTAAGCAGTTCTAAATCTTCTTAGCCCACTATCTCTA